CGGCGTGGACACCAGCGGCCTGACCCCGGATGGGATCACTGCGTTTGTGATGGCCTATCAGGAGGTCACGGGCGGCGCGCTGACCACGGCGCTTGCGCCCGACGACATTACAGCCATGGTAGCCCGCTACATGGAAGCGGAAAACATTGACCTTTCGGCTTTGTCCCCGGATCAGGTGGAGGCCATCGTCAGCGCGTTCGCGGAAGCTACGGGTTGCGACAAATCCCAGCTGCTGCAAAACTTCACGGCCTACATCACACGGTACGACGACACCAACGCGGTCAAGCCCACGCTCAACGTCAGCGTGGGCATCTACGGCTATGACCTGATCGCCTACCGGAAGTTTATCGAGGAAAACCCGGTGGAGGTGCAGGGCATTGTGAAGCTGGGCGAGGTCTTTCAAAACCCCGCCGACGCGCTGCTCGACCCGCAAACGAAGTTCTGGCAGGATGGGCAGGAGATTCCCGTGCAGGCCGTGCCCACCGAGATGCTCACCGCCGACAAGGTGGCGGTGCTTGACGAGGACGGCACGCTGCATGTGCTCATCGCCCCGGACGTGACCGGCGCACAGGAGGCCATTGACAGCCTGCGCACGGAGGTGGCCGAGGTCGATCAGCTGGGCGTGACGGCACTGGGCCAGGCGGCAGGGCTTCTGCCCGAGACGAGCCTAGACCTGATCGAGTCCGCGCTCTCCCGCCTGCAATCGTATCAGGAGACGCTGGATTACAACGCCTGGGATAAATTCTGGGCCAGCGTGTTCGGCGCGTCCACCAACAAGGGCACGCTGGATACCAGCATGAAGATCGACTTCCCTGCCGAGCGCGTAGCGGAGCTGTCCACCTATGTGGCGGAGATCGTCGCGGCCATTCAGCAGGGTCAGGCGGTGAAGCAGGAGGATCTGGACAACCTGCAGATGATCCTGACGTTCCTGCAGGAGCTGGATACCAGCGAAGTCGGCACGCACATCCTGGAAGGCGTGGGCGAAGGCATGACGGCGGCGGGCTGGGACAGCGACGCGGAGACGGTCGCGGCCAACCTGGAAGCCGCGCTGAATCTGGCGCTGGGCATCCAATCCCCGTCCGAGCGCGTCAAGCCCGTGGGACAGAACGTCTCTGCGGGCGTGGGCACAGGCATGGCGGGATACGACTTTACCACGGACGCGGCGACGCTCGCAGCCGCACTGACGGCGGCGGTCGGCCTTGCCCTGCCGCAAAACGCGCTGGCGGCCTGCGGCACGGCGGCCATGGCCGGATTGGCGTTGGCCATGACGGGTTACAGCATGAGCGCCACGGGCGCGTCGGTCGGCGCGGCTGTACGCAGCGCGGTTGGCGCCAGCCTGAACGCCACGACTCTGCGCTCCGCTGGCGTCAACGCCATGGCCGGATTAAAAGCCGGCATCAACTCAGGACGCAGCGGCGTGATCTCCGCGATGCGCTCCGCGGCACGGGCAGCGGTCAGCGCGGCCAAGAGCGAGCTCAAAATCAAATCCCCCTCGCAGGTGTTTGAGGATGAGGTGGGCGTGATGACCATGCGCGGCTGGGGCCGCGGCGTGATCAAGGAGAGCAGGGCGCAGGCAAAGATCATCCGAAACGCCGCGCGCTACCTGACCGGCGAGGCGCAGGCTGGGAGTATCATCACCACCAGCAACGACAACCGGCGCACCTACAACAATAGCGTCAGTTCCACCATTCAGGTACAGCAGCTGGTTGTGCGCGACGAGCAGGACGTGCGCGCGCTGGCGGAGGAGATCGCCGCGCTCACGCGCAGGCAACAGCGCGGAAAGGGAATGCGGATGGCGTAAATATCCCTCAAACGCGAAGAATTGACTTGACTTTCACGCGGCGTGGAGTGATAGATACGCTACCCTGAAGACAGAGGAGGCTATGGTATGTCACATTTTTCGGTTGCGGTATTTTCCAAAATGCCCGGATACGTCGAGGCGCTGCTGGCTCCGTTTGAGGAGCAGGTAGATCCGGATTCTCCGTATGCGGAGTTTGTCGAAAATGAGGAGTGCGATCTTGACAAGACTGTGGGAGCCGGTGGCTATTGGCACAATCCCAACGCCCGGTGGGACTGGTGGGAGATCGGCGGGAGGTGGCGCGGACTGCTCAGGCTGCTGCCGGGAAAGAGCGGATATCGCGCGCCGGTCGACCGGTGGAGCAAGGGTTTTGACTACCCTGCGGATCGCTGCGACGGGGCGAGGGTTGCCGACTGCGATTTCTCTCCGGATACGAGCCGTGTCGCCAGACTCCAGCGGGAATGGGAGGTTCTGGTCGAGGGCGCTGCACAGCGCGAAGGCGAAGACTTCATCAGCATATGGAAGCCGGAGTATTATCTGCAACGCTACGGGGACAAGGAAACCTACATCCGCAGAGAGACAGCCTTCAGTACATACGCCTTTGTCACGGCAGATGGCGCGTGGCATGAGCAGGGGCGCATGGGCTGGTTTGGCTTCGACGATGCCACCAACGAGAGCATGAACCAATATGAAAAAGAATTCCAGGCATACCTGCAGGAAGCACGTGAAAACGGACTGGCGATTACCATTGTGGATTGCCACATCTGATCGAAGTGGGAGAATTATGACAGAAGCTGCCTTCGGGCGGTTTTTCCATAGAGGCGCCGCAGGACGGAGGGATAACCGTGAAGGATTGGTTTGAGTGGAACGACGTGCGCTGCACAGAATACGGCATCCATGTGCTGGAACAGCCGCCGCTGACGCTGCCCAATGAGCGGGCGACGTTTGTGGATGTGCCGGGCCGCAGCGGAAGCCTCACGGTGCTGGAGGGCGACGCCGTCTACGACGATCTGGTGCTCACCGCGCAGTGCATCGTGGAGAATACCGAGCGGTATGCTGAGATCGCCGCTTACCTCAAGGGCAGCGGGAAAGTGACCTTTGCCAACCGGCCGGAGGGGTATTACGAGGCGCGCATCACCAACCAGATTCCCTTTGAGAAGATTCTGCGAGGGAATCCGCATCGCTCCTTTGCGGTCAACTTCCGCTGCAAGCCTTTTTGGTACCAGAAGAATGTCGCGCCCATTGCCCTGACCCAGAGCGGCTCGTTTGTCACCAATCCGGGGAATGTCTATGCGGAACCGGTCATCACGGTCTACGGCACGGGCGCGATCACCCTCATGGTGGGCATGATCATTACGGAGCTGGAGGGCATATCGGGAAGCATAACGCTGAACTCGCAGTTGCAGGAAGCCTACTCGGGAACGACCTCCATGAACGGCGCCATCAGTGGGGAGTTTCCTGTGCTGCTTCCGGGGCAGAACGCCGTGAGCTGGACGGGAAATGTGACTTCTTTGAATGTTATCCCAAATTGGCGCTTTCTTTAACCGTTATCTTCGGAGGATGGAATTAACCGTCAAGCCCGACGGTATGGTGACTATTCGTATCCAATGACTGTTCCGTTATGGTTGACGGTGGCGTCACTCAGGATGAGTGGCGCTTTTCCTATGCCTCGAAGGGAGGATGAACCTCATGATCTGCATCTACCCGGCTGACTGCACGGACTTCTCCAGCAACGGGCTGGGCATCGTCCAGCCGCAGTCCTGCACGGTCACCGAAACGCTGAACGGCGAGTGGGAGCTGACGCTCGTCCATCCCATCGACGAACACGGCAGGTGGACACGGCTGAGCGAAGGCAACATCCTGCGCGCGCCGGTGCCCGCTGCCATGACGCCGCAGATGAATCTGGTAACACAGCAGTACCAGACGCAAACCTACGACGTGGAGATCTATAAGGTAACCACCCAGCGCGACCCGCTGCGCCTGCGCTCAGGCACGGGGACAAGGTACAGAATCCTCGGCAAGTACAAGAAGGGCACTGAGGTCATCGTGGTAAACAAGACCACATCCTCGTGGTACGAGGTCACCTGCCCGGATGGGCGGCACGGGTATATGTCTTCCGAGTATCTGACCCATGTGCGCACGGAGCAGCAGAGCGTGCAGGTGGATGTCGGCTTTCAGAATCAGGTGATCGAGTCCCGGCAGCTGCGCGACCAGCCCTTCCGCATCTACCGCGTGGCGCCGGAGCTTGATAAGGTCACTGTGTATGCCCGCCACATCTTCTACGACCTGCTGGACAACATGATCAAGTCCCTGAAGCCCTCATCCTCCGCGGTGGGGGCTTCCGTCGTACAGAGCCTTTCGGATGCCTGTCTTACCAGCCACGACTTCACTTTCTACTCCGACCTGACCTCCACGGCGGAGGAAGTGGAATGGGAGAATGTCAACCCGGTGGAAGCGTTGCTGGGCGAAGGCGGACTGGTGGAAAAGTACGGCGCGGAGCTGGCGCGTGACTGGTTCGACGTGTTTCTGGTCAGGCGCGTGGGCGTGGACAGCGACGTGCAGATCCGGGAGCGCAAGAACCTGACCGGCATCTCCTACGACGTGGACGAGACCGACGTGGTCACCCGCATCATGCCCACCGGTGAGGACGCGGATGGCAATATCCTCTACCTGCCCGAGCTGTACATCGACAGCCCGAACATCGGCGCGTACACGCATCCGAAGTGGATCCACCTTGCGGCGTCGGAAGCGAAAGAGGTGGCGGAAGGCGAGAACTACAAGTCCCTGACCGCCTGCTATGAGGACATGCGCGCGGCGGCGCAGGCGGAGTTTGACAAGGGCTGCGACTTGCCCACGGTGACGCTCAAGGTGGACTTCGTCAACTGCGCCGATACCGAGGAATACCGGCAGTACGCGTTTCTTCTGAACATCTTCCTCGGCGACAGCGTGCGCGTGGTGGCCCGGCGCATCGGCGTGGAAGTCTCCATGCGCATGACGCAGTACACCTACGACTGCCTGACGCGCAAATACACCTCCGTGACGCTGGGAACCGCCGCGGATACGCTGGAAGGCAGCATGATCTCGGCCCGGCAGCTGGCCAGCGGCTCCATCACCGGCATGAAGCTGGCGCTCAACTCCGTGGGCAGCGGACAGCTGCAAAGCGGTTCGGTGGGCAGTCTGCAAATCCGAAACGCGGCCATCGGCAGCGCGCACATCCAGGACGCCTGCATCACCCGCGCCCATATCGCCGAGGCGCTCATTGATACGCTCAATGTCAATGCCCTGACCGCCGTGACGGCCAAGATCAAGGAGCTGGCCGCGGGCAGCATCACCACCGACGACCTCTACGCCTCCGTGGCCATGATCGCCACGGCGCAGCTGACCACGGCCAACATTGTCAGCGCCGACATCCAATGGGCTGACATTGAGGCGCTCAGCGCCAACATCGCGCAGATCAGTAAGGCGCAGATCACCGCCGCTACCATTGACGAGGCGAACATCGACTGGGCGGCCATCACCACCCTCACGGCGGCCACGGCAGAGATTGTCAATGCCCAGATGCAGACCGCCGACATCGACTGGTCGCACATCAAGGATCTGGCAACGGACACCGCCATCATCACGCAGGGCACGGCGGGCGAACTCTACATCGCGCGACTGGCCGTGACCGAGGCGAACATGGTCTCCCTGACGGTCGGTGAGCTGGTGGTCAAAGGCACGGACGGTCATTTTTACTCGGTGTCCGTGAATGAGGATGGACAGGTGGTCACGACGCTCAAACAGATCGTCAACGACGACGTGACTGACCAGAGCATCAACGGCGGGGAGAAGATCATCGAGGGCACCATCACCGCCGGGACGCTCAACGCGCAGGACATCTTTGCCGACAATGCTGTCATCCGAAGCCTCATCGCGGCCAACCTCGACGTGGACGCGCTCTTCGCCCGCGAGGCGACCATTGCAGCCCTCAACGCTATGAACATCACAGGCAACGAATACCTGCGGCTCATGGTTTCGGGCAAGG